GCATTCACTGCCGCGTAAACCTTGGTAAACTGGCAGCATGACCACCACCGGCGCGATGCAAACACATGGCCTTCAGCGTCAAAATTGAGGGCCTGAAGTCCGTCACGGACATGATTGGCGGGTTCAGCGGGCGGCGCTTGAACGCTGCGCAGGCGACAATCCTGACCCGTTTGGCGCGTCAGGTAGAGGGTGAATGGCTGGGTGAAATCTTCTCCGAGATCGACCGCCCTACGAGCTTCACGATGCGCTCGGTTGTTGTCAAGACGGCCAAGGCTTCAGCGCTTGAGTCGTCGGTATTCATCAGCGACAGGTCAAAAGGCCCGGATGCGCCGGCCCCGGTGGATTGGATGGCCCCGCACGAGTATTCAGGTGGGCGCTACGTCAAGAAGTTCGAGCGGGCCTTGATGGCAATGGGGGCGATGGGTCCGGGGCTGAAGGCCGTCCCTGCAAGGCATGCGGTTTTGGACCAGTTCGGCAACGTCAGTCGCGGGCAAATCACCCAGGTTATCGCCCAGCTTGGCACCGACTTCAGCCCTGGCTACCAGCGCACCATTTCCAAAGTGACGAGCAAGCGGATTGCCAATGCCATAAAGCACGGGCGCAAATACATTGCGTTTCCAGTGACGCGCAAGGGCAATAAGGCCGGCGTCTATGAGTTGTCCGTTGGATCGGATGGAAAGCGGGCGCTGAGGCCTGTTTTCTACTTCGTGAGCCGGGTTCAGTACCGCAAACGCACCAGCTTTGCCGAAGTCGCGCAACGCTCAGTCGAGGCGCATGCCCAGGCCATTGCGCAGAGGACGATTGGCGAGCACGTCGAGCGGATCAAAGAGAAGAAGGCCGGGTAAGAATGGCGCAGCTTGTCACGCGGGCGGAGTTTGCCCGTTTGCAGGGATGGTCAAAGGCTTACATCACCAAGCTGTCAGCGCAGGACAAACTTGTTTTTGTCGAGGATGACGATGGCGTGCAGAAAATCGATGCTGAGGCAACGATTCGCAAGATGGCCAAGCGTGCCAGCCCATCGGGGCGGCCGGCTGAGCAGGTACGGGACCAAGAAGAGCAAGACGACAGGCGCCGGCAGGACTTCTACAAAGCCGAAATGATGCGCCTTGACCTTGAAGAGCGCACCGGCAGGCTGTTCGATGCTGAGCAAATCACGATGGTGATAGCTGGCGCTGTTGCCAAGTTCGCCACCGCGCTGGAAAGGCTGAAGCCAGAGATCGCGGCAGAGCTTCCCGGGTTCATCGGTGACGACGAAGGGCTAGAGCAGTTCCTTACGCTGAAGTTCGGCGACCTTCAGGACAATCTGACGCGTGAATTCAAACAATCGATGGGGCATTGATGTTCGAGTGTCCACCGCTTTCAGACGCGCAATACGCCATTTCTCACGCGATTGCCAAGGCCATCGCGCCGAAGAAGCGCATGACGGTCAGCGAATGGGCCGACATGCACTTCTTTTTGGGCAGCAAGGGTTCGTCCGTTCCCGGCCGGTGGAGAACTTCACGAAATGAGCTGTTGCGCGAGCCGCTGGATTGCTTTAGCGTTGGTCGAAAGGTCAAAAGCTGCACCGTGATGTTTCCGATTCAGCTTGGAAAGACTGAAATTGCCCGGGTGATCGTCGGCTACAAGATGACAAACCGCCCGGGTCCGATCATGGTGATGCTTCCGGGCGAGGTGAGCCGGGACAAGTGGAGCGTTCAAAAGCTGGAAACCATGATTCAGGACTGCCCGGATGTTCGGTCTGTCCTAACGAGCATAAACAGCCGAGAGGCGGCAAACAGCAAGTTTTTCAAGGATTTCTACGGCGGCCAGCTCTACCTTGAGCACGTTGGAAGCCCGGCCCGTGCCAAGTCCACAAGCGTGGAAACCCTACTTGTGGACGAATATGACGCATTTCCCACAACATTCACGGCGGGCGACGACCCCGGCTTGATGATCGAGGGCAGAACGAGCGCGTTTCCATACACGAGCCAAATGCTGTTCATTTCATCACCCGGTGATGAGTCAGCAAGCCGAATCTGGCCCAAGTTCCGTGAAGGCGACCAGCGTTATAGATACGTCCCATGCCCACATTGTGGGGGTATGCAGCCGCTTGAGTGGTCCGGGCTGAAATTCGACAAGCCCGGCACAAAAGAGAAGCGCAGGGCGTGGTATGTGTGCCGAGACTGCGGTGCTGAGATCGAAGAGCACCACAAATCACGCATGTTCGCGGCCGGCAAGTGGGTGGCACACAATCCTGGCGCTACGCACCGTTCCTATACAGCCAACTGCCTGTATTACGCCCCAGGTCTTGGCCCTACGTGGCTTGACATGGCTGACATGTGGCTGAAGTGCCAAGACGACCCCGCAGCGCTTCGCACATTCGTCAATGACCGGCTGGCGCAGGTGTGGCAAGACGAAACCGCCCGCAAAATCAGCCACGACACCATTGCAGACAGGGCCGAAGAATACCCCACCAGGTATGCGCCCGATGGTGTTTTGTACATCACGGCGGGCATTGACACCCAGGACAACCGCTTGGCGTGCCAGCTTGTCGGGTGGGGCGCCGGCATGCGGTTCTGGGTTCTTGACTACGTGGAATTCATGGGCGACCCGGCTGGTGATGAGGTTTGGCAATCGCTTGCTGAGTGGCTCTCTGCGCCAGTTCAACACCAGATTTTCGGATCCATGCCGATTGATGCCTCATGGCAGGATGCTGGCGGACACAGAACGCAGCACGTTTACGCATGGGTTCGGCGGGCGCGTGAGCATGGTGTGCGGCGCCCCATGTGCGGTTTTGGAGCAAAAGCACTGAATGCTGACATTTTGGGCAAACCGCGCCACGTTGACCTGGATTGGCGCGGCATCAAAGACCCGCGAGGCGTGGTGATTCGGGAGGTTGGCACCATTGCGGCCAAAGATTGGCTATTTGCCCGGCTCGGTGAAGATGCTGAAGCAATCGACCGCCATCAAAAGGCCGTCAGGAAAGAAGAACAAAGCGCGAAGATGGAGGATCGGCCGATTGAACGCATAGAACCTCCGACACCTCGGTGCCACTTCACGCGAGAACTCGCAGCCGAATACTGGCCTGGCCTCACGTCCGAATCCTTCAACCACAAAACCGGGCGTTATGAGCTGAAGCGTGGGCAAAAGCGAAACGAGCCGCTAGACACGTTCGGTTATGCGTTCGCCGCAGCCCATGCGCCAGAATTGCGACTGCACCGCATGACCCCGGCAGACTGGAAGCGCAGAGAAACCGCGTTGCTGAACGGCAAGACATTCGAGCCGACGACGAAAGAAAAGCCCGAGGACATGGCGACACCAAAGCCACAAGTCAGGACGGCGCCGAAGAAACCAAGCGTCCCAAACCGATGGAAATGAACCAGAATGGCGAAACAAATGGACCCGCAGCCCCGTGATGTTGTTGACGTTGCAATTGAATCAATCAAGGCCATCGGTGCCAAAGGCATCGATTCGCAAATTCTTGAAGCACTAGAAAAGAGCATTCGCGCTGAATGGGGCGGCAGAATGAGCCACGTTTTTGCCAAAACAAGGCACGAAATCGAGGTGGAGCGGCCCGCTTACCTGCTGAAAATCAGGGAAAGCGTCAAAGCTATTGGGGTTGCGCCAACGGCCCGCGCCTTTGGCATTGCACGCCGCACAGTTCAGCGCCTCATGGCCATGGCGTGACATATATAGCGGTGACCTGTCGCGCATGATTGGGGTATGGTTTCTTATGGCCCTCACAACCTCAGACCTTGACCGCTTGAAATCGGCGCTTGCAAGCAACGTGCTAGAAACCGAAGAAGACGGCGTTCGCATTCGGTTTGGAAGCGTGGAAGACCTGCAAAAGCGTATCGCTGCGGTTGAAGCCGACATTGCAGCCCAGGCCGCCACCACATCCGGGCAGCGACAAGCGACCCGCTATTACAAATTCAGCCTATCGCGCGAGCGTTGACCATGAAACTCATGCAGCGCAAGCAAACCGCGCCCATCAAGCCCACGATCATTGATCGCGTGGTTGAACTGTTCAGCCCAGCAATGGCGCGGCGCCGGCTTGTGTCTCGCATCCAGCTTGAGCAAACCCGGGCGTATCTCGCGGCAAGCCCAAGCGACGAATGGCGGCCACGCAGGTCAACAGCAAGCGCGAACGCGGACCACCGAGCCGATTCTGGCCGGCTTCGCGCCAAGAGCCGGGCACTGATCCAAAACGTACCCTACATCTCGGCGGGCATGACCGTTCGGGCTGGCTTGACCGTTGGGCAAGGAATCGTCCCGAAGTTCGGCGGCAAGTACGGGGAAAAACTGCAAGCGCTTTGGAATGCTCAGGCCTCATCCGTGTCGAAAGGGTTCGATGCTGACGGCGTCATGACCGTCTACGGTATGCAGCACCTTGTCGCTAGCACGCTTGATGTCGACGGCGAAGTGCTGGTGAGGGTTCGGCCGCGCCGGGCATCCGATGGCCTGTCTTCCCCGGTTCAATTCCAAGTTCTCGAAATCGATTGGCTGGACACCTTGCGCACTGACGCTGGGAACGGAAACCAGATCATTGACGGCAAAGAGTATGACGCGCTTGGCAAGTGTGTCGCCTATTGGCTTTTCGACCAACACCCGGGCGAGGTTGTCACGCTGAAATCGCGCATTGGCCGCACCGATTCCAAGCGAGTGCCGGCTGAGTACATCTATCACATCTTCGCGCCAAGCCGCCCAGGTGCGGGGCGTGGCTTCCCGCGCCTTTCGTCTGTTATCAATGACGTGCGCGACATGCAGCTATTGCAAGATGCGCACGCGCAGCGCAAGAACCTGGAGGCGCGTCTGGGTGCGTTGGCAACCGGCGACCTTGGCTCGCTTGAGAATGCACCCAAAACTGAGGCGCTTGAGTCCGGTGCAAGTTTGGGCGAGCTGTCGAGCGGCGGGATCACATACGTCGGTGCCGGTATGAATATCACCGCATTTCAGCCGCAGTCTGACGGGAGCTTTCCAGAATACCTGAAGCTGAATCTGCACCTTATCTGCGCTGGCGCTGGTTTCACTTTCGAGCAAGCCACCGGCATTCTGACTGACACGAACTTTTCAAGCGCTCGTATCGGTGGGCTGAATCAGCGCAAAGAGATTGAGCATATTCAGTGGCATGTGCTTATCCCCCAGTTGTGTGACCCAGTTTGCCATGCATTCGCATCGGCCGCCGCGATGTCCGGAAAGCTTGGGCGCAACGTTGTTGAAATCATCCCCGGCAGGGATTACACCCTTGAGCAGTCAACCCCGAAATGGGATTACGTCAACCCGAAGGATGAGGTTGGCGCCACCATTGACGAAATCGGGGCGGGGCTTACCAGCTTCTCGGAAGCCATGCGCAGGCGTGGCGATGATCCACAAATCAGGATGGCTGAGCTTGCCTCAGACATTGCAGGCTTCAAATCGTCCGGAATCTGGGAGGACATTCTGGCAATGACCACCGGCAGCCGACAATCACCACAACCGGCAGGTCAAGAACCGGCCAAGCCAACACCGAAGAAAGAGCCAAAAGCATGAGCGACATTGCGCTGATCCGAAACGAGACAAACCCGGCCCTGTTGCAGGAAATGACCACGGCGGACACCCAGCCACTGGGCCGCCCGCTGGCCGCTTTGTCGGTGGCGACCACCAGCACGGCGACGGCATCTTTTGAAGCCCCGGCCGGCACTCGTGCGGTTTCGATTGCTGCTGTTGGTGCAGCGCTGCGGTATCACATCAGTGCGGCCGGCGCCAGCGCAACGGCCACGGCATCGGCCACATTTCCAGCGACGAACAACACCAGCCATTACGTGGCCAGTGGTGAGCGTGTGGACGTGAAGCTGGCGCCGCTGCAAGGCATTTCATTCATTCGCGCCGGCAGCACTGACGGCACCGCTGAAGTAACCATTCTGGCTTAATCCACATGCGTTTGCGCGTCACACGATCCGCCATCACGTCAGCGACACAACAGCAGTCCGAGTCGCCGCCTGTTGTGCCTACCGGTGCAATTGCCGCCATGTCAATCATGGACGCCACCACGCTGGACGCGAGCGCCGGAATCGGCGTTGACGGCAGCGGATGGGCTGCGCGTGTTGTCCTCAAAGACATCACCAGCACGGCCGGGACTTGCGACGCCACAAAGCTGGTTCTGCAAGTCTCCGACCCCGGCTACGCGACAGACGGCAGCGTGACCGTGGTCACCCGCACGATTCGCGGCACTGCCCCGCTGCGGCGCAGAAGCCCAAACGGCAACAGCAAGCAAATCAGCACGGATGGGGAAGACCTGACCATCCATGTCGCATTGTCTGATTGGATTTTTGCGGGCACAACCATCGTGTCAGCATCCATCGAAAGCGGGTTTTATCCTGGCTCGGTGGCCAGTTCGGCGGGTGGATCGGGCATCACAAACGCCAGCACGATCGCCTACATCAAACCCAGCTTTGCGTGGGTCAACCCGCAATGGGACATGTCCGGGTCAACGCTGCCCGTTGAGGCCCTCGCGTATCACCCCTATGGCAGGGCTGGGCAGCAAGTCGCATGCGTTGAACTTACCGCCACGGATGGGACAAACAGCGGCTCACTGTCTCGCGTTGCTGTGCCAACGCTGTCCACGCAAATCACGCAAGGCTTCCCGCCCGAGGTCTGGGCCGCGAGCGTTGATTGCTCGAACCTGACGAACGGCGCGAGCTGCACCGTCAACGCTGTCGTGAAACCCTGGCTTGGCGATTCGTCGGCCATCCTCAATCTGTCGTCTGACGGCGTGGCGTGGCCTACGCACCTGCCGAAAACCCGGCTCAACTTCGTGTGCGACCGAACCGGGGCCTATGCGGGCGGGTTTGCTTACGTTCAAGTGGGTGCAACCGGTGGCGCAGTGAGTGCGGTAGCAGCGACCGCAGCGGCAAGCCCGTTTCCTACAATCAATGCCGCCCTTACCGCGCTGCGCACCTGGATCGGGGCCAACAAGGGCCACACCGACCTTGGCGGCGGTACTGTTCGGCTCATGGATGCGGCAGGGATGGCGATCACGCACACGATCACCGCAGGCCTCACGACGACCTGGGGTGGCGCGGCGCTTTGCACTATCGAGCGCGACCCGGCAGCATCGGCCGTGGTCAGTGTGACGTGGACCACCACGGCGCTCTATCCAAGCAGAATCCGCTGGCGCAATGTTCGCATTGCCCCAAGTGCAGGCAGCTATAACATCGTCGGCCCGAATACGGCAGGAAGTTCTGTCGTTATCGACGGCTGCACTTTCGATAGCTCATTCAGCCCATCGGCGCGGGCAATCTTCTACTACGAGTTCCGACACATCGTCAACCCGACATTTACCGGGTCGAACCCTATCCTGTTGCTGCAGCTGCCTGACGCCACGGGTTCAGCCCCGAGCGTCACATTCTTGGGCGGGGCCACCATGACCGGCACGGCTGCGGTGCCAAGTGCATCAACCCGTGGCCCCTTGGTGATGGTTGGGTGCAACCTCCCCAGCTTTGACGCTCTGGTGTATCTGAGTTCGACATTCACCCCGGGCCTCCATGGGATGCTGTGGGCCAACAATCGCACGCGCCGTATCGACTGGAGCATGCCCTACGCTGGCGCATCCATCAACAGCCTGCCGACCGTGGTGCAGTGCCTGACCGAATCGCAAAGCGACTCAGTGACCGGCATGAATTTCTTCGCTGACGGCGACCTGACCACATACCCGGGCTTTCGCTACGATGCCTATTGCGGTGGGTATGGTGCCCGGTGCAGCCGGGATTACAACGACATTGCAGCGACGAACGCCGCACCTTCGGGGCTTCTGAAACGGTCCATTTCGGTGGCTAGTGTCGTCATGGATACGAATTGGAAGGGCGACACCTACCCCGCAGCATCGCCAGTCGGTGGCCCGGGTTCGTGGTCTGCCGGGTATCACGTCGGCAAACGGTCTTTTGTATCGATGCTGGGTGCCCACGACCAGCAAGCCACAAGCGCCCCGCACAACGACCAAGCTGACGTGCCGTTTCTGGGCATGGCCTGGCCGGCTGGAAACACGCCAAACGCTCAATTGCTTGGTCTGACGAAAACCCAGCTCATGGACTCGTTTGTCAACTACACCGCGCACCCAAGAACCACCCCGGCAACTGGTGGAGATTACAAACCGCTCACATCCGCGACTTGGCTGCATGGGATGATTCCAAGTGGGCAGCAGGGCCTGAAATATGACATGCTGGGTGTGCTGCGGCGCAACGATGGGACCGGGGCCGCTGGCCCGATTGAAAGCTGAAAATGACATTCCCCACTTGCACGGTAAGCGGCACCGTCCGCACCCCAGCCGGACTACCCATTGAGGGCGCGGTTGTCTCTGCCGGGCTTGTTGGGATCGACACCTATGACGGCCTTGTCTTGCCCGTTGCGGTGCAAACCACCACCGACGCGGCCGGGGCGTTCTCGCTGTCCCTGTTTCAGAACGAGGCTGGCACGCTATCGAGCCACTACCAACTGAGGTTCACGGATGCAGAGACGGGCCTGCCAATTGCGCGGCGTCAAAGGATTTACGTTCCTGCGATTTCCGCTGCTGACGTTGACGACATTCTGCTGACTGACGACAACCCGCCGTTACCTGCGTCTGGGCCTGTTCGTTCGTTCAACACGCGAGTCGGTGCGGTAACGCTTCAGGCGTCCGACATTTCCGGCGCGGGCGGTGCGCTGGCATCGGGTGTGGTCAGTGTGGTCGACGCGATCATGTCGGCAAGCGCGTCCGGCCTTGTGAATGGCACCACCATTTTCGCCCGTGGGCGGTCATCCGCCAACGATGGTGCCGGAGGTGTTTTCACCTTCTGGGCATCGTCAACAAACGACCCAGACGGCGGCCTGATCTTCACACCATCAGGCACAACTGGCGCCGGGCGCTTCGTGCGTCACGGTTACACTGTTTTTGGTTTCGCTGGCGTGGCAAACGCGCAATGGTTTGGCATGGTGGCGGATTGCACCGGCTTCACCGGCACGGACAACACATCGGCCCTTGCTTTAGCGCTTGCATCCTGTCCTTCGCTGCAATTGCCACCCGGCAGATTCTTGTTCAACAACAACGCTGCGGCGCAGTTGAAAATCAAGCGCAGCATCAAGGTTCAGGGCGCAGGCAGGAATCAAACAATACTGGCGTTCAACGACGACGCCAGCACAACCCGGCGTGACCTTCTCACGTCCGATGGTTTGGGCGCTTGGAATGTCGAGCTGTGCGACTTTGGTATTGAGGGAAGCTGGGGCAATGGCGGGAGCTGGGCAACCCGCAGCCACTTGATGGAATTGGCTGGTATGGGTGACGTAACCCTGAGCAACATTCACGCCAAGAACTCGCGGTTCATGGGGCTTGTTGTCACCGGATGCAGAGACTTCATCGCCACCGGATGCAATGTCGAAAACACTGTGGCAGACGGGATTCGCGTCACCGCATACCGAAAAGCCTTGGTGAGCTTCTCGCGCTTCCAGTCAGTCAATGACGACGCGATTGCGATTCACAGCCCCGATGCAACCGCAGCGCCCACCGAATGCTCTGCTGTCGTCTATGGCAATGTGCTGACTGACAGCCAAGGCATCACCGTTCTCGGGTCAAAGAATCTGACCGTTGCGGCAAACGTTCTGACGCGCCCACACTGCCGGGCTATCTTCGTCGGGCAGGATGACGCCTACGAAGAAGGCAACACCCCACTGATTCAGTGCAATATCACCGGCAACGTCATTGATACGCTGTTCAGCGGTCAAGCGTTCAGTGCGGCAAGCGGGGCATTGTTCAGCCCCATCACTGTCTCTGCCGGTCTTCTCGGCGCTGTTCCAGGTGGCGGGTATCCTGGCCGGCCCAACGGCTCGGGCGGAATCGTTCCGGTGTTTCCTTACCTGTACCTGAACAACACCGACGAGGGCGGGCTAAACGCTGGCCTGCAAAACGTCAGCATTTCAGGCAACCAAGTTACCAGAAGCCTTGCGCCTGTCGGTGCATATTCTGACTATGGGTTTGGAACCCGACTTGGGCGAAGCGGCCCAGTTGACCCGGCCATTACAGGCGCACTTCTAGGCGTTGGAGTTTCAGGGTTTGGGTGCATTGCTGCGATTGGCGGCGCAAACCACATCAATGTTCACGCCAATCAACTGACATGCGGGTATGCGCTCTCGGCGTACTTCAGCGATGGGCCTACCACGCTGGGCTATTCCGCGTTCCTCAGTGGCAGCTTCAAAGACAACGAGTGCAGCGGTTTCACTCAGTTTGGCGTGTTTTTTGATGCGTCTGGCTCATTCCGTGCCGATGGAAACCACTTCAGCGGCGACCCGTTCCACACCGCAGCCACTCGCCAAGCGGGCGGAAAGTGGGCAAGTAGCGGCGGGCCAATTGCCATTTATGCCGCGCAGGGGTCAAGCGTTCAGGCCACGAACAACCATTACCGGCATGTTTTTGCTGTCAGTGGATCGGGCGAAAGCGCAACCATTCAGCACTCGGGTGAAACCATCTACGCGCAACCCGCAGGTATTGGCTGGAATGCCAACAATGCCGGCATTGGAACCATCCCACGCCCCGCAGAAATCGGGGCAATTCTGGTTATCGAGGATGCGAACCCCAGCAGTTCGACATATGGCAAGGTCTTGAGCCGGTGCCCATCTTCAACCAGTGCCATGCCATCGACTGGCACATGGGTGGCTGGGATGTTCGTTGGCGACAGTTCCGGCGCACAAGTGACGCACGGCGGGAAGGTTTACATCCGCCACGGATGGAGCCGGAGAACAACCGGAAGTTCAAACATCCTGAACACCGATTGGGCTGAGGTATTGGCCCCGGTTGAAGTGTGACATATAGCGGCTATGCGTGTCGCTCAATATTGGGTAATCATTAAATCATGAGTTCTTCGCTTGCACCACCTACCCGAGACTTTCAGCCTCCAGCCGTTAATACCGGCCTGGATTTGCGCGAGTTTGCTGGTGACGGGGCTGTTTTCTCCCGTGCTTACTCGGTTGTGCCCGGGAGCTACAAGGAGGAAACCAATTCTGTTGAAGTTGTTTTCAGCACCGGCTCGCGTGGCCTGCGCCATGACTACTGGAATGACCGCTTCTACGAGGAAGAGCTGGAAATCTCCCAGGCTGCCGTGGACCTGTCGCGCTTTGAAGCTGGCACGGTCCAAGCTCTGAGCAACCACGACAGCCACAGCCTTGATTCGGTTCTCGGCATTGCCACACGCGGCTGGATTGACGGCGGCGAGTGCCGGGCTGAAATCCGCCTGACACAGCGCCCCGAAGCGGCCGGCATCGTTGGCGACATCAAGGCCGGGATCATCCGGGCTATCAGCGTTGGCTATCGCGTCTCTCAATGGAAAAAGATTCTCCCTGACGAGCGCAAAGATGGCGGGAAGCTGATCCTCATGCGTGCCGTTCGGTGGGAGCCACACGAAGTTTCATGGGTTGCTGTCCCATTCGATGCAAATTGTTCAACCCGATCAATGACCGGTGCCAAGCATCAAGAGCTTGCTGATTCCGGCTCAGATTTACGCCCACTTGATGCCGCTTGCGCTCGCGCACTTGGCTGGATTGGCAACGAGTCCCCCACTGCGGCACCCGCCGCGCCCTTAACCCGTCAGGAGCAACCTGTGACCGACACGAACAAACCGGGCGCCGCCGCAGCCGCAGCCGTCCAAGCCACCCCCATCGCTGCCACCCGCAGCAATGCGGATTTGGCAACCATCACCGAGCTGGCGCTGGCCGTTGGCCGTTCTGCCGACCTGCCCGGCTGGATCAAAGACGAATCTATGACCGTTGACGCTGTGCGCAAACTGGTTTTGGATGAGCAGATCGCCAAGGCCAACGCCGGCCAAGCCAGCCAGCGCAACGCGCAAGGCGCCCCCAACATCCGCACCGTGCAAGACGAAGGCGCAATGATTCGCGCCGGCATCGCCGAAGCCATCGCAAACCGTTCGAGCGCTGGCGTCCACAAGCTGACCGACAACGGCAAACGGTTCCGTGGTCTGCGCTTGCTGGACTTGGGCCGTGACCTGTTGGAAAACAGCGGCGTGAGCACTCGCGGCATGAGCCCGACCGAGCTGGCCCGCGCCGCCCTGTCGCACCGTTCGGCCGGCATGCACTCCACGAGCGACTTCAGCTACCTGCTGGCCGATGTTGCCAACAAGGAAGTGCTGCGCGGCATGCAAGAGGTGGAAACCACCTACCGCCGCTGGGCTCGCCAAGGCGCATCGCTGAACGACTTCAAGCCCATCAACGCGGTGATTTTGTCGGCCATGCCGAACCTGTCCCTGGTGAATGAGCACGGCGAAATCAAGGCCGGCACCATCAGCGACAAGGGCCTGAGCTACAACGCCTACACCTACGCCACTTCCCTGGCCTTCACCTATCAGGCGATGGTCAATGACGATTTGGACGAGTTCTCCAGCGTCACGGTTGGCATGGGTGCATCGGCTTCGCGCCTGGAAAACCAACTGGTTTATGCGCAGTTGACCGGCAATCCCGTGATGGAAGATGGCACCGTCCTGTTCCACTCCAGCCACAACAACCTTGCAACCGGCACGGGCAACACCAGCGTATTGGGCCAACCCGCCCTGACCGCTGGGCGTACCGCCATGCGTCTGCAAAAGGGCCTGCAAGGCGAGTCGCTGAACTTTGCCCCGCGTCACCTGATCGTGCCGGCCACGCTCGAATCGTTGGCGTTCCAGCTCACCAGCCCCAACTACATGCCCACGGCCCAATCTGGCGTGAGCGAGTTTGCAGCCGGTGGCCGGGCTTCGCTGGAAGTGGTTGTCGATTCGACCCTGGATGCCAACAGCACGACCGCTTGGTATCTGCTGGCCCCGTCCATCAGCGACACCGTGCAGTTCCGCTTCATGAACGGCGCTGAGACCCCCGAGATCATCACGAAGGATGGTTTCGACGTGCTGGGCACCGAGATTCGAATCGTGCATCACTTCGCCACCCGTGCGGTGGGCTGGCGCGGAATGTACAAGGGCGCCGGCGCCTAATCGGTTGCCCCGGGTCACACCGGGGCGCTTGCAACACAACGCGAAAGCACCATGAAAAACTACGTTCAAGAAGGCGACATCCTCACTTTGACGGCGCCCTATGCCGTCACCAGTGGCGACGGTTTCCTCGTTGGCTCCATCTTCGCCATTGCTTCGACCACGGCCGCTTCTGGCGCCACGGTTGAAGGTGTGCGTGAAGGTGTTTTCTCCGTCACCGCCCTGAGCACCGACACCTTCACGGTTGGCGCCAAGGTGTACTGGGACAACACCAACAAGCGCTGCACCAGCACCGCCAGCGGCAACACCTTGATCGGTGTGGCAACTGTCGTCAAGGCGTCGGGCGCGACCACCGTCACCACTTTGCTGGATGGCGTGATTCGCTAAATTCAGGCCATGGCAACCACCGACGAAAACAGAATGGCGATGGTTGCCGGCGCCTTGCAACTTGCGCAGCAATCGCGGCGCGAATGCTTGGCAAATGCTTGGCTTGCCAGCGAATCCGGGCTTCTCCCGGGCCGGTATCGTCGCGCAAGTGTTCGCCCTGAAATGGGCGGATTCATGATTGACGGCGCGGCCCTGCCCACGTTCACATGCCACGCGGCCGGGTTCTATGAGCTGTTCCCTGACGCTGTGGCGGGCTCTGCTGTCGTCCTGCGCCGCCCGATGGTTGCCGATGCAGATTACACCGTGGCCCGTATCGAGCCCGGTGTGCCGACTGAGTACGACTGCCGCATCACGCTTGAGGCCGTCACGCCATGAGCGCCACCCGCTTCGAGGAAATCCTAGACCAGTTGGATGCCGCATTCCGAAGCGGTACGCCTTTGGCCGGTGGGCGGATTTACGAAGCCGGAGACATTGCCGCTGTACCCGATGGCGTTGACTTTGCACTGTTGTTCGGGATCATCAATGCCCAGGCTGTTGGCCGGTTTGCTGGCGCTGATTCCCCGCTTGATTGGGAAATCACCATCAAGGTTTCGGCGTTCAGCCGCAACGCCAAAAAGCTCGGATCACTTGGCCGGGGTCAGTTCCAGCTTGCAAACGATGCCCACGCACGCATCATGTCCAGTGCGCTGAAATATGAAATCCAGCCCAGCAGGGTCACGCCAGATCATGAGGTGGCCCAGTGGCAAATGGGCTCAGTAGACCTTTTCTATTCCGTGACGCTGGAAACCCAAAACGGCACTTTAGAGGCACTATGACAACGACATACCGATCAACGCCACAACCCCCGCAAGGCACCGAGGCCACCCCTCCCTGCGGCGGTTCGTGGGTAAGGAATCAGGACGGCAGCTTGACGCCGCGTGACGATCAAACCGCTATGGCTGCTGGCCTCATGCCTGAAGCTGACGCAATCCAAGAGGAAACATAATGCCAGCCAATCGCATTACCCGCCGCACGGCGTTGATGGGCGCCGAAGAAACGACCTATGGCGTTGACCCGAGCCTGTCCGCTTCTTCGCATGCCATCCTTTACCGCGTTGGTGATTTTTCCTACGCCGTTGGCCCGGCCATGGCGCAGCGTGACGTTTCCAGCCCGTTCTTTCGCCCCACTGAACAGATTCAGGTTGCGCGTGATTCAACCCTGAATTTTTCCATGGACCTGGTTGGCAGCGGCACCGCTGGCACCGCGTCGAACATGGGCTATTTCCTCAAGAGCTGCAACTTCTCAGAAGTCATTTCCGCAGGCTCTCGGGTGGAATACATCG